CTCAGAAGCCCCCCAGGGGGATCTGACTGTACGAATCAATTCATCGGGTGGTGAAGTTGGTTCTGCACTGGCCATCTACAACAGATTACTGGAACACCCCGGTAAAGTAACCACTGTTGTAGATGGTTACGCATTCTCGTCTGCTGGCTGGCTGGCATTGGCTGGTACTGATCGGCAGATATGCAATGGTGGATTGTTCATGATGCACAACCCCTACATGTACGCACGCATTGATTCTCTCAAGGAGGTAGCCAATGCTCAGGCCCGTTGGGAATCACACAGAGATTCCATAGTTGACATCTTCACTGCCCGGACTCCTGTTGCCAGAGAAACCATCATCAACATGATGGAAGCTGAGACCTACCTATCAGCTTCCGAATCTGTGGACAAAGGGTTCTTTCACTCTGTACGGAATGCCCGTCCCGACACCGCCATGTTGAACTGTTTATCTATCCCAGAAACAGTCAAAGACAAGTATACTGCGGATAACACTGAAATGGATGCCATGCGGCTTCAACTCAGAATGCGAAATATCAAGAGTAAGTTCTTGAAATAAATAGTAAGTAGTTGACAGTACACACCACTTCAATTACTTTCATTTGAATGATTCTGCTAACGCAACGCTCATAATCAGAATCAACAACCATTCAACACAAAACCCATTAGTATAGGAACCCAACCATGGCAACCCATGCCCAGTCAATTGAACTGTGTTTCAATGACACCCCAGTGAAGAATGCCGATGTCCCAACCATGACGGCTAATCAACTTCAGGATGAACGTACTCGGCTGATTACCATCACTGATGTGTTTGACACCAAAGGTGACAAGATCACACGAGAAGAATTGACACAATACAAGGACGCTGTAGATCGTCTTGAATCTGTACAGAATGCTGTCAGTTCCACTCAAGTAGGGTTGGCTGAACGGCGTGCCGCATTGCTGGCAACCAGTCGTATTGCCAATGCTTCCAACGGGATGCTGGACTTGTCTCGTGGCATCACTTCCCGCCCATTGTGGGAAGACGACAAAGAAAAGTTTGGGTTTCACAACCAGCAGGAATACTTGGGGGCAGTCATCAATGCCTACAAGAATAAGAGCAACCCTGATGTCATTGATGTTCGCTTAAAAGCAAGTGTGATGAACGCCATTGGCTCTGATGAATTTAGTAAGGCCAATTGGGAATCCGCAGGGATGACTGTTCCACGGGGGTTCATCAACACCATCATGCAGTTGGAACCTGAAGCTGATCTATTGACTGGTGGTGCCACTCGAATCCCAATGTCAGCACCCATCGTAGATATTCCTGCTCGTGTGGACAAAGACCATCGCACATCGGTGACTGGTGGGTTCCGTATTTACCGTGGCAAAGAAACAACAGCACCAACACTGTCAACTTCAGCCATGGAAATGATTTCCCTCAAAGCACACGAGTTGAATGGTGCTGCTGCTGCAACCAACCAGTTGATGGCTGACAGTCCAATCTCCATCGCCGCTTTGATTGACAATGGGCTTCGACAGGAAGCGCGTTCATACCGTATGGAAGAATTCCTATACGGCAATGGTATCGGTCGTCCTTTGGGATGCCTACACGCCAACAACTTGTCCCGTCTTCAAGTTCTACGAGAAAATGGCCAGTCCACTTCTCAAATTATAACGGGCCTAAATGTACTCAAAATGCGGCAACGTGTTTGGGGTTACAGCAACGCTTTATGGGTGGCATCCCTTGACTTGTACCCAAACATTGTGCAGCTATGTTTGGAATCACCAAACAACGCTGGCATTGTTAAACTGTTTCATGCAGCAGATGGTGCAGACAATTACGATACCCTTCTGGGTCGTCCCATCATCTGGACAGAGTACATGGATGGTATCGCCAGCGGTGACGGGAATGTCATCAGTGAATGGAATGACAATTTCTTTGCTTGTGTCAATCCTTCGCAGATCCTCTTTGGTGAACGTGGGACAGGCACTTTAAGCCGATCTATCCATGTCCGATTCCTCGAACGTGAAGAAGTGTTCTTGTTCACATCGTTCGATGATGCCCGACCATGGTGGACTTCAGTAATGACACCAAACCGTGGATCTCTGACAATGTCACCATTTGTAGTGTTGTCAACAACTACTGCATAATGAACCCCGACTACTCTGTCCGCTTTCAGAGTAGTCACCAAGGTGGGAGGTTACCTAACGGGCCTCCCACCTTTCTTACGCTTCCAACTACCATTCAATAAAGGTTTTATAAATGGCTACTCAAAAGTTCACCACTCTGTCATCCGAATTGTTTGTAAAGGCACTGGGAACAGTGACCCTCACAACAATTGCCAATGCCCATGTAATTTCAGTCCCATTTAGTCGTGCCATGCTGGTGTGTACCAACGCAGACTTGTCTGCTGCCATGACTGTGACTGTCACTGGCAATACTTTGGCCAACGGTTCCGGCACTCATACAGTCATAAAGACTGTGGTATTCAGTGCTGCGTTGGCCAACATGGAAATGTCTGTGGAAGTAGATTCCTCAGAGGTTTCTTATGCCGAAGATGTCGCTGGTGGATTCGGGACATTCCTCAGCGTATGTTTCCGTGTCACAGGTTCAGGAAGCAATCCTGTGGACTTGGCAGTAGTAGTTGATGGGATGCGACAGTACAAGAATCTGACTCCCACTGGGACAGGTGTGCTGACATAACCAAGGTTTCTTGTTCACCTCTCCAGCGTCCACCGCTACCAACACTGCGATGTGAAACAACAACCTACATCAACAATGGATGCCTCTTGTGGGCAAGCAGCCGCAGTATAGTCTCGGGGGTGATTATACTGCGGTTTGTTTACACATCCCTCACACAGACCAATACTATGCCTGCCATAATCGACTGGTCCAGTGAATCCGATATCACGACCATCGTAACAGACACATTTCTATCTGCCATCAAACGCAACATTGGCTTTGATCCTGATACACCCACGGCTTCACTTCCTGTAGACCTTACAGACTTAATGCACGAGTGCATCCAAATTTGTGAACGTGAGCAATGGAGGTTCATTCTTACCAAGTCAGTCACATTACTGCTCCCATATGAAGCATTCCTGACTGCCGACCGTTTGATGTTCCTGCCCTTCGGCAGCGTGTCCGCACTAACCACATTCAACTTCACAGACAACGACGGCAACACACAATCAGTATCATCAGCCGACTACACCCTCTATGAAGGGGAACCAGCCAAGCTATGGTGCAGTGATTGGACTCAATTATTTGACAACATTGATGATGAGCAACCATACCCAATCACCATTGAGTACACCACTGGCTACGCCTCATTTACAGCAGTACCCAAGACCACCATTCGTGCGTTGAAAATACTGGCGTACCACTTGTTTGAATACCGTGATGCCATATCCGATGGCTCAGTATCAGAACTCCCACAAGGCTACTGCCATCTGCGTGACCTCCAACTTCTCAATGACAAAAGAGCCATCAGGTACATTGCTGAGGATTGGCTGAAAGTGAGTCGTGGATGAACAAGTACAACCGTAGATCACGCCCCAATCTAAGGCATGTCTGTGAGTTCTGGACACCATCTGATGTAGCCACAGCCAGTGGAGAACTTACACAAGAGTTCACCCTGTCTTACAGAGGGCCGTTCTCCATGGAGACACCTCTAAAACCATCAGAGATTGCTGCTGAAGGTAGAGTCCAAACACAACAACAATTCATTCTGATTGGGCAATGGTGCAAGCCAGCCAGCCAAATAACTGAAGGAATGTTTTGTGTGATCCCATCCCTCCAAAAAGTATTCTCCATTAAAGGCCCAGCCACTGACAATTGGGGTGACCGCAAGAAGTTGTGGATCTATATTATGGAGAACGTATCGCAGCCCATTAGTGTACAATTGCTGCCGTCTTTAATCTAATTACTCCCAGAAACCATTATGCCCATAGTTGGATTTTCAATCTCATTGGATCTACCGGAAGAAGTCAAAGCAGGCTTCCCATCCATTGTAGATAAAATACGAAGACACATAGTCAGGCAAGCCATTCGTAGTGCATTGGTGACTCCCAAGAATGTACTTAAAGCCAAGTTGATGAGTCTTCGAGGCACATCCAAGCAATCGTCTGGTGCCACATTCAGAGCCATTACCACCAAGTATAGAAACTCAAAGAACAACCCCAACAGATTTTACGGAATGGTGGGAGTAGACCGTAGAGCGTTTGAAACCATACTCAACGAAAAATCTCCCAAATTCAAAACCGCTCCGTACAGACAGATCAATTGGGGGACAGTAGCCAGACATGCCGCCGATGGTAGCCCAGTATTCTCCAGACGTAACCAACGCCGAGAAGTACGATCCACATACCGACGTAACCTAAATGCACCAAAGAAACGTATCCCAGCATACTACCTTCATCTGTGGGAACGTGGGTACAATGCCATGGACAAGGGGCCAGTACAACCACACAGATTCCGCAGATTTGCTGGGCACCATTTCATAGAACAAACTTACGCTGAAACCAAAGACTCAATACGTGCCACCTTTCAAAATCGTGTTGTTGAGTTGATTAGGAAAGCCGCCAAGTAATGAGCAGTCCTTACCCATTAGATGTTGGGATTCAAACTTTACTGGTTAGTGCCATGGGAGCAATCCCTGTGTATAAGTCCGACTTCGTTCCTTCACTGGATCTAAAGTCCACTCCCAATGGATATGTCTTTTTTAGTATAGGAGACCTAACACCCAGCCATTGCTCAGAAGGGTTAGCTGGTTCGGCCAACAAAGAAACAGTAGGGTTTGAACTTGACGTGATATGTGTCGCACATGACAATGTACAACGGAAAACATTGGTAACATCCGTTATGGCAGTGTTACAACCGTTGGTGTCAGGACGCAGAACACAACTAACCAGTCACCTCATCAGCAGTACAGTGTTCATTAACTACTTGAGGTTTGAATCTCAACGAGAAACATCCATGCTCAAAGAAGGACAGTCCACCCCCGACTTAACCATGCTGGCATTAACCTTTACTGGTAAGGCCACCTGCTAACCCGTCTCATCAACTACCACCAAAGGAATAGCCATGTCAGATCGTGATTCATCAAGAATTAAAGTTAGGTTCTTTGCACAAACTACCGTCCCAACTGGCACCAGTCCCATCCCTGATGCAGTGGATGCCACCAGCAACGTCTACGCATGTGTCACCGATGGGCCATCATACTCAGGATTCACGCGAGGTGATGTTGAGACCACTTGTTCCAATACAACATTGGACGCATGGGGCAACCTGATCCGAAGTTTCCGATCCGGTAAAATCATAGACATGGGCACCATTTCATTCACTGTGGATTGGGACCCCGATGATACTTGGGGTGGTCGTGAATTTGCAGCGTTCATGGATGGACGTACTGGTGACCTTATTGTTGAATTCCCCGCAACCACAGGGGAAACTGTTGGCCCAACATTGGTGATCACCGGCTACTGCAATAAGTTCACACCCAAAGGTACAGTTTTGTCCGATGGTAACGACGCACGATCAATGGCTGAATTGGTATATAAGATCAATGCCATTGACGTAACAGCACCAGTCTAAAGTTGGCCCATACTCACTACAGTGAGGAAGTCGGTGAAATCCCGACATTTATTACTCTCAGAACCATTCAAGGAACCCCCACATGTTGTTAAAGCCCCTCAAGCGTGTCCCAGTCCCAGACGCTGACACATTTGAAATGATTGAACCATCAGCAGGAACTGCCACTGCATTTATTGGCAAGCTAAAAGAGTTCCCACAAATTGATGAAGGACATGTATCTGGTACTTACTTTTCAGGTCTTCGTATCCTGATTTGTCTGTATGAAAACGGGAAGCCATATCTTTCACAACTTGTCAACAGTTTTCATGCTGCTGATCCAGAGACATGGCCACTCAAGGTACAGGAATCAGTAAGTGTCAGACAGACATTGGAAGACTTGGATGTTGTGTACCTAGCCAGAGTGGTTGACGGGTTCCTTGATGCTTTAGCCGTCAATCAAATGGAAACTCTCAATACTATAATTCGCACAGAGTTGTGGGTGGACACAACAAAAAACTAATTACTCCCGACGATCTACATTGGTTTGTCCTTTTCTTATGTAGTCGTTGGGGGAAAACAATATCAGAAATAGAATCCATGCCACTATCAGAACTACTTGAACATAAGCAGTTCTGGACAAACTACAAGTGGGGTATGACAGATGATCTGTTGTCCATGGCAATCTCACACGAGATGAAACGGCACAGCAGTAAAACTTCTGTAGAACCATGGATGGTAAAAGATTGGACAACCCAAAGGGATTACACCTACCGTATCACACAACTCATAGTAAAACCCGCTTCTGCACTCAGGAGTGGGTTTTTTGCCATCTATGATGCCATCCGTGCTATGAACAAAAAGAAGTAGGAATACATCGTGCCAGAGTCAACCAGCATCGCAGACCTTGTCATCAAATTGGGCATTGATGCTTCAGGTGTACAAAGCGGACTCCAATCCGCTGCTGCTGCTACACGGGCTTTCAAAGACAAAATAAAGCCAACGATGTATGGTGGGTTTGACCCTTCTGCACTTAAAGCAGAAATGGATGCTGCTGCTGCAATTTCCCGCATTGTCCAAAAAAAGAATGAGGAAAAAGAAGCCTCAACTTTGCGTTCCTTGGCAGCACAAAAAGCAGCAGAGCAAGAAGCATCATATGCTCGCACAAGACTTTTAGTACAAGAGCAATTAACTTTTCAGCGAAATGAAACCGCTAAAGTAGAAGCATCACGTCATGGGTTGGCAGCACAAAAAGCAGCAGAGCAAGAAGCATCATATGCTCGCACAAGACTTTTAGTACAAGAGCAATTAACTTTTCAGCGAAATGAAACCGCTAAAGTATCAGCATCACGTCATGGGTTGGCAGCACAAAAAGCAGCATCGCAAGAAGCATCGTATGCTCGCACAAGACTTTTAGTACAAGAGCAATTAACTTTTGAAAGAGACCAAGCTGCTAAAGTATCAGCATCACGTCATGGGTTGGCAGCACAAAAAGCAGCATCGCAAGAAGCATCGTATGCTCGCACAAGACTTTTAGTACAAGAGCAATTAACTTTTGAAAGAGACCAAGCTGCCAAACTGCGGATGATTAAAGAAGTAGCAGATGCACAAAAAGCAGCAGTGCAGGCACAGATTACTGCCAATCAACCAAGCATTGCTAACTTTGCATCCCAGTATCAGTCCATTAACGAAGAAAGAAGTGCGCAAGCAGCAGCAGTTGTAGCTGCTCGTAGAGCAAGAGACATTGCAGACGCTGCAAGAATGAAAGTCGCTGCAACAAAAGCAGAGAGAGACTACGCCAATTCTCTGCGGCAAGCTGAGGCAGCAACTCGCAGTGTAATGACAATTGAAGAACGATTTAGAGCAGAGCGAGAAAGGTTGATAAGACTGGCAATTGTAATGAACAATCAAACAGGCCAGTATGTTCTATCCGCCACCAGCCTAAATAGAGCACTAACCAATCTTACAATATCAACCATCAGACAACAACAAGCCCAAAGAGCCACTAACATAGTAATGAACCAAGGTGCAGATGCTGCCCGTATAATGACTGGTGTGATGGGGCAAGCATCATTCGCTGCCGAAGACTTCATCCAAGGTATGGTATTTGGTGATGTACGTTCTGCCTTGCTGGGTGCGTCTAACAATCTGACCATGGTTGTCCGTGGGCTTATCCAAGTTAATGCAGCCGGAGGTGCAGCAGCAGCCGGAATTATGGGGACAGTGTATGCTCTTGGTGCAGCGGCAGCAGCAGCAATAGCTTTTTACGCAATATACAGAACAGCAGTTCCGCGTGCTGCTATGGATGAACGAAGCCTTACAGAAGCTATAAATGCAGGGACTGAAGCACTTATCCGCAGACGTGCAGAAATAATGCGTGGTGCCGTACTGGATGCGGAACAAGCTGCATTAGACTTAAAACGCATGAAAGATGCAGAAGCATTGAGGAAAAAACTTGAGGATCAAGAGTTAGAATTAAAGAGAAAACAAGAAGAGGCAAGAACAAATCAAGCCAGAGTTTCTGACGAAGGAGATAAAGCAGTAACCAATGCTTTGGGTGGTTTAAATGCTGAAGCGGAAATGACAACATTATTGACTGATGCAATTGCACAAGGGGGGCAAGAAGCTGTTGTTGCTCAAGCAGCAATGGCTGCTTATACAGAAGCCCGGCGTGCTGCCATGGCTGGAGAATCAAGAGCCACAATTGATGCTCTAAGGGATCTACATGATTACTTCGCGTATCTCCAATCTATTCGTGCCGCTGATGACAACTTCTTTAGCCCAATGGAACAATTCGCTGCCAGATACGATGACCCCACAGCACTGGACGCATTGCAAACTATGTTCAACACCAGTAATTTGGAATCCATGGTTCCAGATTTGCAACGGATTGAGGAACTAGAAAAGATAATGTTGGCCAATGGCAACTCAATGCTGGAAATTGAAGCCGCAAAGAAAACCCTAATGGATGCAATGGAAGAAGGGAAAAAGAAACTTCTTGAACTTGAAGAAAAAGAGATACAAAATGCACTGCTTATAAAACAAGGCAAAGAAGCAACATTGGATGCGCAACGTGAAGAAACCACGTTTCTTCTACGGGCAACAGAAGTTCAGAAAGAACTGCTACGCATAAAGAAAGAGCAACAAGAATACATGGGGGGTGACGTAGGCCCACCAACACTAGCACAAGCGATGGAACAAGCGGCAGCGGGTATTGAGTTCCTGCAAGCACAAAAAGATGCTCTGGTTAAAGAGATGCACAAAGCAATACCTGAAGTGAAAGGTGGGCTTGAACAAAATACTTTCAGTGCCCAAGCCAAAGCGTTTGAACAAATGCAAAAGAAGCCAGACGAACAGCAGAAGAAAATGGTGGAACTATTAGCCAGTATAAATCAGGCATTAGCCAACGGTGGCCACATACTCTTGGTGCCTTAATCATTACTCCCAGAAAACATAGAGGGCACAATGAGCATAACGATTCATGGATTCCTGTTAGAGCCACAATCACTAAGTGCGCAACCCGGAATAGTGCGGATTAAAGAAACGTGCCTAATAGAATTGGAGTCCCCCTTAGATGATGCAGTTGACCTACAAAAAGCATTACCGACGTATGGGAATGGGACGTTCACACAAACAGAGCCAACTTTTACACTTGGACTGTCCTATCATCCTGAGCGACCGGATTTAGTCCTTAAATCCGCAGACAACTGTAGAACGCATGAAGCCGGTAGACCATACTGGCTACTCGATCTTGTATACGAAACAGCAGTATGGATTGATGAAAATACCTCTAACGGAGGTATGACAACACAAGAATCTGCAAAACCACACAAAGGAAATGTTGGACGGAGAAAGAAACAAACCAAAGAAAAGAAGCCGATATACCAACCTTGGGATGAACCTGTAATTTGGAGTGGGTCTACAAAGTCTGTGAAGGCCACCGTATTCCAAGACTCAACAGGGATTAAGTTACTTCATGGCAACAAACTCCCATTAACCGAAGGCATTGATGTAGATATATCTCTTGAACATCATCAGTTCAATTGGAACATCTCAGCCACAGTGTTCAAATGGGCAACCACTGTTGCCCCTTATGTCGGGAAAATAAACGACGCTGTAATACCAAAATTTGGTGGTGCCATAAGAAAGAGTGTGTATTTGGAATCACTCACAGCAACAGAAAATTATCGCACCGTCAACGTACCTTTGCCTCTTGATGAATTTGGAGCAGAGCAAGGCACAGAAGTAGAGACGTTCCACTTCTACGCAATGACAGCATCATTCCTAGTCGATAGGCGACAGACTGTTGAAGGATACTTCCGGGAAGCCAACCGACGTGTATCCATGCACACACAACAGCAAACCATAGGTGCGGCACTGGCTCCCGGATATATTGACATCCCCATAAATGACTTTGGGACAACAGCTAAATCGCCTTGGCCACTGTTGTCGGATGCAACATCATTACTTGAGTATGGATGGACAGGTGCTGCCGCAGATTATGCAAAAATGGCACTCTATGCCCCAGAAACAGACTTTTTCATAATTGATCCGCTGTATCCACTGGAAGGTGATTTAAGTAAATTCTGTAAAGACCACGTACTCGAATTCCCGGATTAGTTATTGCCCCAACTACTTTGCGCACAGATTGAGAATTAACAATGGCCGACTTTGGAGGGTTCAGCACTGGTGACGCATATGAAATCCATCGCAGGGTATTGGGGACTCCCACCTTTTCTCAGAAAGCGTTGGATGTAAAAAAAGAACTAACCATCTTCAACAAGATGTACTACGTAGTTATGCAGTCCGATTTAGCTGCGGCTACCGACGCATACACAGGGTACACACAAGCAAATGGTAAAGTGGTCAGGTATGTTCAACCGAACAACAATACCTTGGATATGGAAGATGCTGTAAACGACGATTCTGTATTCACCGTAACAAACAGGTTTACTACTTACTCTGCTGTGACAGGGGATTTAGTTCTTATCATGCGGAATGGTTCTGAATGGACTCCTGTAGTACCGGGAGCAGGATCATCAATCATTCACTGCCGTGTAACCTGTGACCTCGGCCAAGGATACTACAAGGCAACCATAGGGACACGACCAGCATTTTCATTCCCCAAAGACGATGCACAAACTGGCACAGGATGTTTCGATACAGGAACAGGAACTTGCCCTACTGATGGAGATTCATGCGGAACCAGTTTGCCGGGAGAATGTCCACCAGCAGGTTCAGGGGTTGACAGAGAGTTGCCCTTAATAGGGGAAACTTCAGTCTACATTTATGACCCAAGAAGGGTTAATCTGTCTATCCCCGGACATGCACTAATCGTAGATATGGGCGACACAATTGTAGACTTTTACAATCTAGGAATGGACACAGGCACAGGCACAGGCACAGGATGCCCAACAGCAACTTTGTACATGGTGTTGTCAGGCACATATGATATAGTTGAAATCCCAGACAAACATTATGAATGCTGCCCAGATGGAAGCATCAAACTAATTAGGTGTGACACGTATATCGTTGAAGGTATGCTGTGTGTAGGGATAGAAGACCCTTGCACAACAGGAACAGGGACATAAATGCCAAGCAATATGCAACAGGCTGTGTTGGAATGTGATTGCTGTGGTGGTTGTACTGGTGGTTGCTGTATCCCGGTTGACCACTCCAACCCACTGTATGAACCGAATGGAACACCCAAAAATATCCCATTCTGTATTTCAGCACCAAATTGCGCAGCTATCGACGGGTTCTGTGGTGAGATGTTGTGTGGCGGTGCAATGCCAGCAGACCTTGGTGGGTGTGGCCCATGTGCCAGTTGTCTCGGTGGATTCGGACAGGAACTTCCGGGAAGAATCTATTACAACTTCCCACCACCAGTAGGATGTGTAATTGACACCTGTAGCCTGAAAATCTGCTTGCGTATGGCTTGCCTTCAATCAACGACACCTGAACCAAGCCTAGAAGCTTGCTGTAGACGATTCAGATTGATAATTGGATGTAGCATACCAATAGTAGGATGGACCGAAGAATTAGAAGTGCAAGGTTGTCGGTATTGGAAGTATGTGGCTCCCACCGTGTGCGTCTGTAACCCTGATGCCAATGCCATGCCAGCAATAATTTGGGATCTGGGGCTTACTGTAGATTGTGCCACACCTCCATGTGATGGACACTCTACATGCTGTGAGTTATTTGGATGTAGTTTGGCCGATGCACAGGTGATTGTATGACAGAAATATGCGAGTGTACTGCGTCTGGGTACTGCGAACGCCGCAAAGCCTACATGCCGATAATTCATTTCAATAGATGCAAAGCTGGCGAACTAGCAGTCTTGGATAATTTTTATTCTCAATCCCCCACACCTTCTCCCGTAAGTGTCAAGGAAGAACAAAAGAAACATGCTAAGACAAGCACAGGCATAGGAACCAAACTTGCAGAGATCATTAGGCAAAAAACAGGCTACGACATTCCTTGTGGAGAATGTAAGGCAGAAGTTGAGCGACTCAACCAAATGACTTCTGATGAAGTTCTAAAAGACATTGACGCTCTGGCACAAAGAATAGCCGAAAGGTCACAAGCGAATGCCCAACGATGGTACCACAAACTGGTAACTGTATTACTCCCAGAACTTGTAGAGTATAAAATCCGCAAATGGATTACTGAAGCATGTGAACAGTCCAAAAAAAAAACTAGAGCAACCATCTCAGTAAGAAATCTACGCACAGTCTGCGGGACTATCCACGACAGTACCACCAACGCATTTTTTGCCCACATCAATCCTATTATTCCCGGTGTCGTCAAGGGCAACAATGACCCTCAATGTCACCGTAGAATTGTGGACACGTTAGGGCACGTTGAACAACTCAAAGAGGAAGTGTTGCGATGGAATGGTGGGTTTGATGAACCTCAGTTTGAAACCGTACACGTTCCCGCTACATGGTGCTACGCAGTCACCACTGTGCCATCTCGCATGTCCACCACTTTGCCTAGAACTCTGAGCAGTTTGGCAGAGTCAGGATTTGACGCACCACTACTCTCAGTCGATGGTGAGCAATCATCTGAGTGGGATAAGTTCCAGCTTGAGATGATCTATCGTGGAAAAAATATAAAAACCACAGGTCACTGGCTTATGACATTGATGGAAATGTACATCCGCCATCCATGGACAGAACGGTATGCCATATTCCAAGACGACTTTGTTTGTGTCAAAAATCTGAAACAGTATTTGAGTTCCCAACCCATACCAGAAAAAGGGTACCTGAATCTGTTGACATTCATGGACAATGAAACTATTATTGCTGATACCAAACACGGATGGCATCTATCCCATCAAACAGGTAGAGGTGCAGTGGCATTGGTGTTTAGTAACGAAGGTGTCCGCACCTTGTTATCCCACCCATATATGATGTCCCGGTTTCTTGATGCCATTCGTGGTATCAGGGTTTTAGATGGTGGGATTGTGGATGCCATGAAAATATCAGGATGGAGTGAATACATCCACAACCCGTCACTGGTCCAACACATAGGTACCCAATCATCCATGGGAAATAAACAACATCCAACAGCCAAATCATTTCCCGGATCAACCTTTGATGCCATGAATTTTATTACGTAACATTACTTCCAGAAACTTACACGGACACCCCCCATGTCTCTAGTGCCTGTCAGATCCACATGCCGCATATGTGGTTCCCCCGATCTTGATCACGTCTTCACTCTTGGTGACCATTATGTGAGTGACTTTGTATCGCCCGGAAAAGCCTTTGCCGGTATCCGGTGCGCAATTGAATTGGTCAAGTGTAATTACTGCACACTGGTTCAAAACCCGCACACCGCACCACAGGAACTCTTGTACACAGGACACTACTGGTACAGGTCTGGTGTGACACAAACAATGAAAGCAGCATTGGCTGACATAGTTGTTGCAGCAAACAAAGCTGTTGACCTGAATTGGGGGGATGTCGTTCTGGATATCGGCAGCAACGACGGGACACTGCTACGATGTTACAACCATAGGTTGTTCAAAGTAGGAGTGGAGCCAGCCGAAAACTTTGCCGAAGTTGGTGCTGTAGGTGTCAACTTATTCATCAATGACTTTTGGAACGCCAATTGTATCGCTCCTGGCGCAGCCAAAGTCATTACTGCCATCGGGATGTTCTATGACTTGGATGACCCCAATCAATTCATATCCGACATAGCGACCGCACTGCATAAAGATGGGGTGTTCATTGCCCAACTTATGTGTCTACAGAACATGATTAACTGTTCTGATATCGGCAACTTGGCCCATGAGCATCTGGAGTTCTACACTCTAAAGTCGTTGCAGTACCTGTTGGGGAAGCACGGACTAGAGTTGTACGACATCGAGACCAACAACACCAATGGGGAAAGTTACCGTCTGTTCATTCAACACAAAGACGGACAACACAAAGTATCATCCTCAGTGGCAGCATATCAAAGCAGTGAGCAAGACATAATGACTGCCCTTCAAGAGTTTCTAGTCAGAATGAATTTGAACAAAATAGGACTCCAACAATTCATTTTTCAGCAGATGGCCGAGCGTTCCAATAAACGCATCTGGGTGTATGGTGCATCCACTAAAGGAAACACCATCCTGCAATATCTAGCCCTAGATCATTATGACATTCAGGGTGCCTCCGAACGCTCACCAGAAAAATGGGGCATGGTAACTGCTGGAAGCAACATCCCCATCCATTCAGAAGAAACAGCTAGAAAAGCAATGCCGGATTATTTTTTGGTTTTACCGTATGCCTTCATCGACGAATTTATAAAACGGGAAGCCAATCAACCATGGCGTAAACAAGGTGGGAAATTCATAGTGCCCCTGCCAGAATGGAGAATCTTATGAAACGCGCATTCATAACGGGCATAGGCGGCCAAGATGGTTCCTACTTGGCCGACATCCTTCTGGAGAAAGGCTATGAAGTTCATGGGCTTATTCGACACTCATCAACAGGTAACCTGAAGAATCTGGTGCCGTACTTGGACAGTATCACTCTGCACAAGGGTGACATATCCGATGGGCTTTGCATGGATCGTATTATCCAACGTGTACGACCAAATGAGGTGTACCATGAAGCTGACCAAGACAATGTTGATTGGTCATTCTGCTACCCCGCATTCCAGATGGATACTACCGCAACAGCAGTAGCCAACTTACTCCATTCAGTTTTGGAACACTGCCGTCATGCCAAAGTATTTATCCCCGTATCAGCCACCATGTTTGGTGATGCTCCTGCCCCCCAAACAGAAACCACACCATTCAACCCACTCAGTCCTTACGCTTGTGGAAAAGTCGCTGCGTATCATTTGGCACGATACTACCGTCAAGTACATGGCATGTTTGTGTCCACTGGGATTCTTTACAACCACGAGTCCGATAGGAGACACGGGGCTGAGTATTTAGTCCAGAAGATATGTAAGGCAGCAGCATTTTTAGAAAAAGTAACTCTATACAACATGAATGATGTGGTGGACGTTGGGTTTGCCAAAGACTACATGAATCATGTGTACAACATGATGCAACTGGATGCCCCTGATGACTACATAATCTGTGCCGATTACCCACGAACCATCAGGCATATTGCCGATGCAGCATTTAAGTGTGTGGGCGAAGATTACCATCACTACGTAACTGAGTCATCCGCACAATTACGACCCGGCCCCAAGCACACTCTGACGGGAGTGATGACCAAACTGGAGAGTAAAATGAGTTGCCCTGCTTCTACCGAATTCATTCCCATGCTTTACAACATCATTGCCAAATATAAACAGAGGACAGTATGAAAGTTGGGTCAGTTGTGTACGCCACCAATCAAGGATTGGGGCATCTAGCCAAGTCATTTTACGATGCTGATGTCGTTGACAAGGTGATGATCTACCGCCACCCTCACGGTGAGATAGCCGCACCCACACATAGAGAGTGGTATCCCAATGACACGCCTGTTTTGATAGCCAGCAACTTTGCGTCAAAAGTAGCAGAGCGGTTCCTTGATGATGTTGATGTCATGCTATTTTTTGAAACTCCGTTTGATTGGAGTTTTGCAAACAGATGCCATGAACGTGAAGTAAAGACAGTTCTTATCCCCATGTACGAATGGTTCCCACTGAACCCACCACATGCGTTTGACTTGTTTATAAACCCATCAGCACTCGATCAACAATACTTCCCACATGGAATCCACATTCCAATTCCAGTGGACAAGGACATAAAACATACCGTGAGGCACACAGCCACACGGTTTCTACATAATGCTGGGCATATTGGTAGCCGCAACCACAAAGGCACTCTTGAACTTCTCAGGGCCATGGAATTTGTCCAGTCCCCAATTCAACTCACAGTTAGATGCCAGCACACAAAAGGACTACACAGACTTCTCCATAGTTCCGGCATTAACATGGATGACCCACGACTTGAAATAGTAGATCACGAAGTACCACGGGGCGAACTATTCCACGCTGACTTTGACGTGTACATTGCCCCTGAAAAGTACAATGGACTGAGTCTTCCACTCCAACAAGCGTTTGCATCTGGAATGCCTGTGATGACTTCTGACAGGTTCCCTCACAACACTTGGTTGCCCAATGAGATACTAATCTCTGTGAGTGGCATACAGACAGCCCAAGTGATGGGCGGACACATGTTAATTGAGGAGTCTATTATTACTCCCAGAGACATAGCACAGACCATAGATGACTGGTATGGGAAAGACATTACACACTTATCTCAACTGGGACATCAATACGCAATTGATAACAGTTGGGAGCAACTCAAACCACGATACACAGAAGCACTGGAGAACGTAGTATGAAAGTTGCATTGTGTACATTGGTTCTGAATGAAATGGAATGGCTACCCAAGTTATATGAGCAACATAAAAACTGGCCCGACATGGTTCGTTGGGTGTTCGTTGAATCTGCCGACACCATGTACACTCAAGCCAATCCCGATGTTGTGTCGGCAGATGGGTTATCAACGGATGGGACAACTGAGTTTTTAGAAGAACTGGCCAGCAAAGACCCTCGCATTACCCACATCAAACATGGGTTCTCTTACAACGACGATCCTGCTCAGGGAAAATGTGAGTCTCGTAACCGATACCTAAGAGCAATTGAACCCGACGCTCCTGACTTCTTTGTTGTGCTGGATGCAGATGAGTTCTACCTAAAACAAACCCAGACCAACCTCAACCATTTCATCCCTACAAGGACAGAATGGGGGCACTGCTTTGCGCATCGTGAAATATGGTACCCACCATACTTAAAAGCAGCAGGAAAAAATCTATTTGATTTAGAAGTTGTTGGTGGGTTCTGGAGTATCCCATACTGTAGAGTTTGGAAATGGTTTGCAAATCTCCAGTACAATAACCACAACACTCCTTCTCACAGTAATGGTCTGCCCCTTGATAAAAGGTTGGCTCAGTACACGCAATACCCAACCAGTCCCTATTTTGTTCATATGGGGTTTGCATCAAATCTTGAAAACCGAGCAGCTAAAAATAGATACTATGAAGTAAGAGGGGAATCTGTTGATAAAAACCGATCATGGTACTGTGATAGTCGCAAAGCCTTTGAAACTTGGACTCCCAAAACTGTACTCCCCCAGAGTGCCAAAGTAATTAAGTACCGAGGTGAAATCCCTGAAGTATTCCTGCTCAACGACAACAGAGTTTAACTATGCGACACATGAAAATATGGTTCCCCAATTATTTTACAGAAGCCCACCGTAAACCCGGAGAAGGGCAAGCACTGGTAGAGGAACTTCATAAGTTTGGAATTGATTCCCAATGGGCACTTACCAGTGACTGCTCATTTATTTTCTGTGGATCTACTTGGGAATCGTCTGGAGTGGATCAAACTCGTGTAGCCCACCCAGACGTTCCTGTAGTGCATTACAATTGGGATTTGTACCCATTCCAACTTGTTGAACGTACAGACTATGTGCGTCCCAACCCGGAGATTTGGGACCCATACATTACATCACTAAAGACATGTAGAGACATCTGGGTTCCTTCCTACTGCACTACACTAAGGACTCGTGAATTTACTGGCAGAGAATCAACAATCATAAAAACTGCCATCCATCCTTGGGAGTCCGATGGAGTATCCACAGGTGACTATGCAGTTGATGTGGTTAGATGCTACCCAGACTTTTGCAGCGGTGAAGTACAACAAGGATGTGTAGCCACCAGCATCCCATTAGTTCAATCTCAAAACACACTACAGTGGGACGAATTTAGATCCACTATCTCAAACTGCAAGTTCATGGTATCCGGCCAGTTTGAAGCGTCCACAGGGGGGCTAACTTTGCTTGAGGGACTATGGCACGGCAAGCCTTCACTACTCTCCAACTCACCACGGCATGGAGGCGTAGACTACCTTGGAAATCGTGCCACATATTTCCAGTGGGACAATCAATTGTTGCTACGGAAATCACTGCTCCAGATGGTAGACAATACTCCTGTTATTGATGTTGATGAGGTACGCACTTGGATTACTAAAGAGTACAGCAACTTCGCCATGGCTGAAAGAATGGCTAAACGCTTTTGGGAATTGTACGATGAATCAAATTGATCGTGAAAAGTGCATCAAACCTTTCATTGGGGTTCATTTGATTGAGCATGAAAATGGCTACATTGTCTGGAGAATGGGCACAGGCTACAACATTGAATTGCTGCACCTAAAGACC